ATACCTGTTCTTTCGTCTGTAATAAATCTTTGCATAGTTCTTTCTCCTTTTGCTTCTTGTAGTAAAACTCCAAGGTTTTCTTATTGTGATTTACCTTTTTACATTCCTCGGAACAGAATTTCTGCTGACTGTGTGTAGGCCAGTAAGTACTGCCACACACAGCACATACACGCTGACGATAATAATGACTTCCTTTTTCCGCTTCTCTATCGGCTTTTGTCTTATCCTGCCTTGCCTGATAGCAGCAATCCTTTGAACAGAAAATCTGTCGGTTGCTTGTAGGGGTAAACTCTTTCCCACAATGAGGACATACCTTTGTTTTGACGATTTCGCCACCGTTTTCAGCAAGTTTTTTTGCCTTTCGCTTCTCTCGATAGGCTTTTTCACGCTGACGCTGTTTCTCCAATCGCTTCTTTTCATCCTGTTCTTCCTGCTCTTTTATCTCGGCAAGTTCTTCCTCGGTGTAGGCAATATCGACCTGTCCGACATAATTGAAGTAAATATCAACCTTTTGTGTCTTTGCTTTTCCCACACCCTCGGCTTCATACACCACAATCTTGTCAATGAGTTCGGTAAACATCAAATCAGAAACTTCCGTAGGATTTTTGTACTTGCGTATCAGCGATATAAAATGCTGAATATCCATAGTGCTGTCTTTTTCTTCAGAAAGTTCCTTTTTCATCGTTTCCATTTTCGCTTCCAATTCAGCCTGTTCATCGTCATACTGCTTCATCAGTTGCTTGTATTGTCTTTCGGGTAGCAATCCCGATATAAGATTTTCATACAAGCCACGAATGAGCGTAGAGAGTTCGTCATAGCGTTTCTGACAGCGTTTCAACTCCGATTGATTGTGCTTCGGCTTTTCCTCTTGCTTATCTTTCCAAAGGGATTGCAGTTCCAAAGCAAAGGCTTTTTCATCATTCAGAACAAATCTTGAAAAGCGTTTAACTGCCGATAATATCAAGGCTTCAACATTATCAGCACTAATCGTATGGGAAGTACAGGAATTAACCCTGCTTGCATACCCGCCGCAACGGTAAGAATACTGAACAGAACCGTCTTTCTTGCTATAATGCGTTTGCAAAGTCATTCTCCTGCCACAGTCGGCACAGTACAGATAACCGCTTAATCGGTTGGTATGTGTACCTCTTGCCGCAGCTCTGTTCACTCGTTTCTTTCGCTTCTGAACGCTGTCCCAAAGTTCCTGCGATATGATAGGCTCGTGGGTGTTATAAAACACATACTGCTCATCTTCATCGGTAGTCTTTCTCTTATGCAGTTTGAAATTGGTGCTGACCGACTTTCTCAAAACAGTATGCCCAAGATATTCCTGTCTGCTTAAAATCGTTCTAATGGCAGATATGCCCCAAATATAAGGGTCTACAAACTTAATCCCGTTGTACTGTTCTGGGTGATATTCCTTTGCATATGCGGCAGGAATTAAAACCTTTTCTTCGGTCAGTATTTCCGCTATGGCTCGTGGACTTTTGCCCTCATTGGCAAGCAGAAAGATACGCTTTACCACCTCAGAAGCCACAGGGTCAACAACAAGCGTCTGCTTATCGCTCGGCAATCGGTTATATCCATAAGGGATTGAACCGCTACAACGCTTTCCGTCTTTCATTCGGGCATCAAATACAGCCTTGATTTTATTGCTCGTGTCTTTGGCATAAAATTCGTTCATAATATTCAAAAACGGAGCAAAATCATTATCCGAAGCATTGTTGCTGTCAATGCTGTTGTTGATTGCAAGAAAACGGACATCTTTCTGCGGAAACAGAATTTCCGTATAAAATCCGACTTGCAGATAGTTTCGCCCTAATCGGCTCATATCCTTAACAATCAATGTTCCGACATTGCCTGCTTCAACTTCTTTTATCAAAGACTGAAAGCCTGGGCGATTGAAATTTACACCCGAAAAACCATCGTCAGTAAAATGGCGGATGTTCTCAAAGCCATTTCTACGGGCATAATCTTCGAGGTATTTTTTCTGATTGGTAATGGAATTACTCTCGCCATTCAGGTCATCATCTCTTGATAATCTCTCATAAAGTGCTGTAATCTTTGAAGTCCTTGACATTCTCTTAACCTCCTTCCTTATGTATTTTCAATTTAGGACAGTTAATTTTATCGTCCTATTAAAGTATAGCCCTCAGGATTAAGTTCGATTGCAGTTACAGTTTCTCCAAATGTACTTGCCCATTCGTCAAAATGTAATAAATGATTTTCATCAAGTGTATTGTACTGAAGATACCTTTGAATAGTATAAAGTTCAACCATACTATTTGAGATAGGAGTACCGGTGGCAAAAATGATACCTTTACCACCGGTGACTTCGTCCATGTAACGGCATTTCATAAACATATCACTTGATTTTTGAGCTTCAGTCTGAGCTATACCACCTACATTACGCATTTTGGTATATAAAAATAGATTTTTATAATAATGACTTTCGTCAACAAAAAGTCTATCAACACCAAGTTCCTCAAAAGTAATAACATCATCTTTACGGCTTTGGTCATTTAACTTTTTTAGTTTGTTTTCAATACCTTTTTTAGTTCTTTCTAAAGCCTTGACGGTAATATTATCACCAATTTTGCTTTTGGCTTCCTGAATACCGATTAGAACATCGTTAAGTTGTTCTTCAAGGATACTTCTTTGTCTTTCAATACTAACAGGTATCTTTTCAAATTGACTATGACCAATAATAATTGCGTCGTAGTCACCGGTAGCAATTCGGCTACAAAATCTTTTTCTATTCTTAGTTTGAAAATCTTTTTTAGTAGCAACAAGGATATTGGCTGAAGGGTAAAGTTGTAAGTATTCCTTAGCCCATTGTTCTGTTAGGTGATTTGGAACTACAAACATTGATTTTGTACATAAGCCTAATCGTTTGCTTTCCTGCGATGCAGCCACCATCTCAAATGTCTTACCTGCACCTACAGTATGAGCTAATAGTGTATTACCACCGTAGAGAATTCTTGCTACTGCGTTAATCTGATGTTCCTTAAGAGTAATATCAGGGTTCATACCAACAAAGTTGATATGACTACCATCATATTCTCTTGTTCTGTTGGAATTGAATCTTTTATTGTAGATTTCACATAAATCATTTCTTCTAGTAGGGTCTTTAAAAATCCAATCAACAAACTTTTGTTTAATTGTTTCTTGTTTAGATTGAGCAATAGTTGTTTCTTTCTTATTGAGGATTGCTCTTTTCTTTCCGTCCGGAGTTTCTTCGTAATCAAAAACTCTAACATCTTTAAGATTTAGAGTATCCTCAATAATTTTATAACCGTTAACTCTTGAAGTACCATAAGTTTTATATGCCTTGACATTACTTCTATCAGAGGACTTACCTTGTATGTTCCACTCACCAGTTACAGATATGTAATTTACTTTAATTATGCCTTTAGCATAAAAAGGAGTTTCCATAAGTTCATGGACGAATTGTTCAACATACTTAGGTGGTATCCAAGTAGAACCTAATCTAACAGAAATTTCACTTGCTGATAGTTCTTCCGGTTGAACATCTTTAAGTGCCATAACATTAATATTGTACTCAGGATTACTTTCAGCAAGTTTAGTTGCTACTGCAAGTTTTTCTCTTACATTACCGGACAAGTATTCATCAGCATTAATATATTTGTCTGCACCATTATTTTCATCATATAATGGATTAAGAAAAATAACACCTCTTAGGTCATCATAAATTTCTTCTTCTGTTTTGCCAACAAGTTCTTGCATATATTCCATATCAATAGTGGCTTTTTCACTAATTGATACTGTTAAAGCTTCAACTGAAGTATCAACAGAAGTTACCGGTTTATGAGGACGAATAGTTCGCTTCGTAAAAATGTCAGCTTTATGGACTACATTGTTTTTATCAATGTTTTCGAGGGAGGATAATAAATAATATGAGCTATCTTTCTCAAAAGCTAATCTATTAGCCCTTGAGGTAATTGCACCATAATCTTTAGTAAAGTTATCATAAAGAACATTAAGTTTGTTTTGCTGATACTTAATTTCACCATCAGAATAATCTTCTGATTCATACTCTATAAGAGTTCGTAAGCAATCTCTAATTTCAACAAGACCTTTAACTCTCTTAGTTGGTACTTCACCTAATTGTTGCAAAGTCATAAGAGAATTTTCTCGATAATAGATTTTGTCATCAACGATGGCATATGAAAAATTCTTAACATCAGCAGTTGCAGGTATTACTTCTTCTGTATCATCATTACTATCTATATCAATAACATTATCATCAAATGTAATTCCACTAACATTAATATTGTTAATAGCATTATTGAGTAATTCTTCAAATTGTTCCTTATCATCTAATACGCATTCAGAAGTTAAACCAAATCTACCACTTACATTCTTCATTTCACCAATAATCATATCAGGATTTTCAACAAAATAATTATTAAGTGAAATACCATCTTCAGAAGTAGTAACATTAACCCAACTAGGCTCAATATGTGTAACATTACTTCTCTTTTTGAAGAACAATATATCAGAAGTAACTTCTGTTCCTGCAAGAGAACTGAAAGTATGATTAGGTAATCTAATTGCACCTAACAAATCAGCTCTTTGGCTAAGGTATCGTCTAAAGCTAGAGTTCTTTTTATCCATTGTACCCTTAGAAGTGATAAAAGCCATAACACCATTAGGTCTTAACTTATCAAGTGACTTAGCAAAAAAGTAATCGTGGATAAGAAAATTATACTTATCGTACTTTTTGTCAACAACTTTAAAATCACCAAAAGGAACATTACCGATAGTTACATCAAAAAAGTTATTAGGTAAATCAGTATCTTCATAAGGTGAATTAATAATATGAGCTTTTTGATAAAGCTGTTTTGCAATAGATGAAGAAATAGTATCTAATTCAACACCGTAAACATTGCTATTACTCATTTCTTTAGGTAACATACCAATGAAGTTACCAACACCACAAGAAGGTTCAAGAATGTTACCATTTTTGAACCCCATTTTATCAAGAACTTTATAAATAGCTTTAGTAACTGTAGATGGCGTATAGAAAGCACTTAATGTACTTTCCCTAGCTGATGAATACTCATCAGGAGATAGGAGAGAGGACAACTCATTATACTCATTAATCCAACTTGAATTGTTCTTGTCGAAAACTTCAGATAAACCACCCCAACCAACATACTTACCAAGTGTTTCTTGTTCTTCCGGTGTAGCTAATCTATTTTCTTTTTCAAGTTCTTTAAGCTTCTTAATAGCATTAATGTTATTAAGATATTTTTCTTTTTTACCGGTTGGAATACTAACTGTACTATAATCAAAGTTATATTTTTCAGAAGTAACAACGGTGGTTTTAATATCCGAAACAATTTCTGCTTTTTCTTTTGTTGGTTCAACGGTGGACAAATTGTCCACGCTTTCACTTTCAACAACTTCATCTTCTGACTTTTTAACTTGCTTTAGAAAATCATTACTAGTAGACAATGCAAGTTTATCTTCAAAATCATTTTTTGAAAATGATTGAACCATCAAAGGATAATTAACATCGGCAATAACAACATTATCACCATCAACAGAACGAACAACAAAGTCCATACTATTAATATGAACAATGTCACCTTGCTTATATGAATATTCATATTCAACTGAATTATTTTCTAAATCAATATTGATATTATTATCTTTGAGCATTTCAGCTTCAAAGTGATTAATATCTTCCTCAGTAATCCATTGAGGCTTTTTATCTGAAGGAAATGAGTTGTATAATTTACGCATTTCCTTAATTTGTTCTTCTACTGAACCTGCCCATAACAAGTCAGGATTGCGATGACCATCAAGATAATACCTGCAGTCTGAACGAAGTCTATCAAGTAACTGATAATCAAATGAATAATCTTTATTTTTAATATTATTATTTGTGTTTTCAGTTTCTATCTTATCAGCTAAAGTTTTCTCAACATATTTATCCATCTCATTAGGAGATAAATACTTATCTGTTAAGATAAGTTCAGAAACTCTTTTTTCTACTTCGTTCCACTTTAAAGTTACACTAATTCTGTTTCCGTCATTCGGCTCGTAGTCGATATGAATACCTCTAGAATCAAAGTCAAGATAAGAAGAATAAGTTGAAGTAACAGCAAATGGATAAACACCACCACTACCATACTCGTCCTTTAAAAAATCTGCATTTTCTTTTTTTGATAATGATTTTTGAAATTGCTCATAAATTCTAAATTTAGAATTTTCAATACTACCTCCATACTGAATTATAGAAGTAATAACTTCTTCAGGAATAGAATTATCATTGTGAGTAAAAGAAAAAGCAGAAGAATTTATTTGTTCTTCTGCTTCTTGCTCTATACTATTAATTTGTTCATCATATTCAATTAAAGGCTTAATTGTTTCAGTTAACTGTAAACTATTTCCCTCACCACTACTTCCTCGGCTCTGCTCTTGATGTTGTTCATCAATTGAACCCACTTCATTGGGTCTTTCATTTTCAGTTCCTCGGTCACTTGTTCCTCTTTCGCCATCTGTTTGACTAAGAGTTCCACTCTCTGACTTGCTCGGTCCTGAATTTTCTGTAGATGTTCGTTCAACTTGTCCGTTGTCAATAACTCTGTGTAAGTTATCTTCTTCTTTTCCTTCAGAAACCAAAATCTCATCTCTGCGTACTTTCCGTGTACCGGTTTCATTTCCGATACTAGGTTCGGTACTAGATAATCCCCTAGCTGAATGTAAGTTAGTCCGTTGTTCTTGTCCTTCACTGTTGTCATATGATTTCCTCCTATTATCCAATAAAACAAGTTTAGATATATCTGATAGTATTCCAGAACTAACATCAGTAACAATATTACCTATGATATTAATTTCTTTGTGACTACAATTAGATATAAATTCAAAATCAGAATCATAAAAATCATTCTTGTTGATACCAAGTCTTTCGGCAATTAATAATGATGATGAATTATTAACTACTTCTTTAAGTGGAGATAATAAATTATCTTTAGTATAACTTTTAAATTCATTATCATTATTATCCAAATAATCGTTAATTACATCAGATGATAAACTATTTACTGCATTTTGAATTGTAACAGTAATATCATCATTATAATCAAAATTACTACGAAAATAATCAGTAACAATATGGTAATTGTCATTATTGATTTCCCATATAGGAACATCAACTGAATGATTAGTTGGTAAAGTATCTGAAATATCAAAATAATACTTCAAGGAATGACGTAAAGGTATATTATTAAAAACTGCAATACCTTTAACACCTTTCGTAACAACCCTGCCAAAAATCTTATTCCATTGTTTAAGTTCAAGAACGGCTTTTGCATTAGGTTTTTGAGCATACAATAAAACTTTATCATCAAAAGATAATTTATAATTGTATGCTACAGACTTTATAAATTTTTGCCACTCTTGAGGACTAGTTTTAATCTTGTCAATCGTTCTCCTATAGAGAACCGTTACAGCATCATATTTACTGTTATTCATTTTACTACTCCTTACAATAAGTTTAGCACTTTAAAGTATTAAAGTCAAGCCAACTTTATAACTTTAAATTATTTTTTTCTCTGTTGGTTGGATTATTTGTCTTTTTATCACCTCCTAAAATTTTATTAACCTTTTGCTTATCATTTTCAAGATAAACAATATTGTATTTGCCGTCCTTCTGAAGAAAAACTGCAAAATTAATGTCAGTATCTTTCAATTTTTTATACTGACTATTAACAACAATTTTATAACAAACCTTTTGATTTGTATCTTTTGCTATTTGTTTAAGTTGTTTATTTAATTTAACATTCTTTATATAGAAACCATCTTTATTTTGTTCACTACGATTAGGAAACAAAATTGAAAGAATTTGATGTTTATTTTTAGAGTCAAACGAAATAAGATACTTTTTATCTTTATGTCTAAATCTATAACTAAATTCAATATTTTTATATTGATTTAAATTATCAAATAATTCTTTAGGAATAACTAAATACTCTGTTTTACCTTTGTCCTTAGCTATATGATATTTAACTTTACGATTATTAATTTGATTACTTTGAGTTTGTAATGTTTCATAAGGTACATTAAGAATTTTAGATATTCTTTCAACATCAAATTCTTTAACAGTTATTAATGCAGTACCGGAAGTTAAATCTACTTTTGATGTAAATAAAACATTGTTATCAAGTAACTTAGCTAATTGCCAACTATACATTTTAAGTTGAACTGTATTACCTGCAGAATTAATTAAAGTATTGTAATTAACATTCCTAACAAATTGTTTTTTGTTTTGAATGTCACAATAGCTTTTAACTTTATATGTGCATGGATCTTCTCTTCGAGAATATCTTGCACATTGTTTTTGTTTTGAACTCATAAACATATAACAAATAAGTCTAATAGTAAAATCTAGAGGACTTTTAGCAAAAAGCACCTTGCTGAAATTATTTTCGTAAGAATAGGGAAAAGTATTTTTTCTTTTTATCCTTTCCTGCCTTCGCCATTCACTAACTGCAAACTTGTTTAATTGATACCTATTATATTCAAATGTTGAAATTTCTTTTCTAGAACACTCTTTAACAGTTTGGATAGGAATATTTAATTTATATTCAATACTGGCTTTAGAATATTTATTACCAAATTGTTTAGCTAAAGTATCAGCTCTAATGCCTTTATTTACACCTTGTTTTCTAAATGTAATGTTTTTATTTGCCCATCTTATTTCATAATTTTTGTTTTTCATAAAATCAATGAAGTCATTTTTTGTTTTGCAATTTTCAAAAGCTTCATCTAAATCTTTCACAAGTTGTACTTTCCAACTTGTACCTTTTTTTGCACATTGTATAGTTGCATTATCTAATACATCGTACTTAGATTGAGTACCTTTATCAATAATACTTAAACCATATTTGACACACAAATCATCAGAAGCTTGTCTAAGTGCATTTATAGAATTTTTATTATCTTTAAATTTTAATCCATCAACCGGACTTACAGAATTGATTATAAAATGATTATGTATATGTCCACCATCAATATGTGTAGCAAGTGTAACTTGATATTTTGATAAATTATTTTTAATAAATTCTAAACCTATTTGATGAGCAAGCTCTGGAGTAACATTATCATAGTCTCCAAATGATTGAACAAAGTGATGAGCAAGAATTTTATTATTTTTATTTGCAAGATTACGTGTGATACGATATGCATTTTCAATTGATATAACATCTGTATCTGGAATTACTATATTTTCTGTTATAAAAGTAACTTGTGATACTTTATTAGGATTAGTAATATAAGCTAATGAATTAGACAAATAAGATTCACTTTTTATTTTCTGCACAATTGTTTTGCAATAAGCCATTTAGTTCACCTACACTAAATTCAATGTTTCTCACTTTTTCTAACAACAATTCAAATTTTTGCTCAGTAGTTAAATTGCTTTGCAATTCTTCAATTATATGTTTATTATTTTCAACAATAAATTTATCTATGATTTTAAACACACTTGTTAATAAATCTTGAGTTTTTTTAATTTCATCTTTGCTAATGTAATTAATAGAATTGGCTTTAGTTGCAATTTGATTTACATTAGTGCCAATTTTATAAAGTTGGTGAACAACATCTTTAACACCATTTAAAGTGACAATTCGATTTTGACGAACACACTGCAAAATATATGCACTATTAGATATGTTCAATTCAGAAGCTTTTTTAGATATTAGTTTCTTTTCATTTTTGCTAACTCTAAGTTCAATTCTTTCGTTTTTAATAAGGTCACTCATTTTAGTTACTCCTAAAGCTTAAATTTATACTTTTTTCTGTAGGGAACACCGTTCATCTCAGCCTTGGCTGAGTGAAGGTGGCGAGCACAGATTGTGTGTGTACAAATCGAAAATTTGTACACACCAATCGCTCGTCAGGGACATTTCCCTAAAACCCTACAATTTTGCAAAAAAACAAAATTGAATTCGTTTCACTCACCACGCATATTTTTTAAAAATTTGCAAATCAAACACTTTAATTTATTATCAAGGATAATTAATTATTTGTGTTTTCAACCACTTCTGAATTATCATCAGAAGTTAAATCATTTGAAAATAAATTTTCAAAATCATCAACAGAAACAATACCTTGTTTCTTTAGATAATCAGTTAATTCAATTAACTTATTCTCTTGAATTTTTTGTTCAAGTTTAGTTCTTTGAACTTTTAAAGCCTTTATTTCTTCTTTGGCTTTATTAATTTTTTCATAATTATGAGCTATTTGCTCATTAATCTTATGTAATTTTTCTTCATTTGTTTTTGCCATTAATATTTTCCTTTCGTTTATAAGTTACTATCAATTATATTGACAATAATTTATTTTATTGTATTATATAGAATAGATTGATTGGAATATTCTTTTAACTCTTTTAATTCTTTATCCATATCAATAATAACAATAGGTTCACCTTTCTTTTTGATTTCATTGATGAAATCTTTTAAAGGTATCTTTTCATTTTTCATTTTAAATCCTTTCTATGGAGGTACTTTTATGGACAATATTACTCTTGCAAAAAATATAATTAAATATTTATTAGCCGATAAAACTATTAAAAAATTTAAGTATTACAATGCATTTAGAAATAAATGGGAACGTACTTTATTACAACACGCAAGAAACAATATACATTATACTGTTGCAAATATTTCTGATGATGACCAACTGTATAAATATCAAGTAACATTTATGAATGATAACTTTACATTTAATTTCAATATTCCATATTTAAAGAATTATCTTAATTTTGATAAGGATAATAAGAAATTACAATTAGAATACAAAAATAATAAACTTATGTATAATAAGTATCAATGTATATTTACAAAATATAATGAAAATGAATGTTTAACAGGCTATGATGATTATGATGGAATAATAGCTTGCCTGTTTCCATCAAACCCATATAGTTTAGTAATTGTTGATGGTAATCATAGACTATCAAAATTAATAAACAATGGAGAAAAATTTGTAACAGTAAATTATATAAATGAGCAAGTAGCACATAGGGCTTTATCTAGCCCATTTGAAATTGCTATTTATTGTTGCCTTATTGATTATGAAATAATAAAAAATAATATAAAAAGCGTTCCTAGTTCCCAATTAAAAGAACAGTTATTTATTTTTAACGAAAATTCATTAATAAATAATTTAGAAAGTCGTAAAATCAGTTATTAAGTTCTATTAAAATTTGACTTTTCACTTTGTCAAAGTGAAAAGTCTTAATCATTTTATTCTCCTGTTGGAATATCAATATCGGAGTAATCATCAATCTTAAATTGTTTCTCCGGATAATAAATTTTTTCGCACTTCAAGGAATAACTTTTTCTTGAAGTGTTGTTTTTATCATCCTTATAAATTGAAGTTTCTAAACTTCCACATACAGTAAGTTTATCACCTTTGTGTATATACTTACTTAGGTTATCTGCTATAGTTCCAAAAGCTACGCAATCGATAAAGTCAGCTACTTCTCTGTTTCGGTCTCTTTGACAAGCAACAGTAAACTGACAATAATTAATATCGTCTTTGTTTTTTAGAACCGGTTCATCAACAAGTCTTCCTTGAATAATTGATATATTAATCATACATTCCTCCACTTAGCAAAAAATTCTTCTTGAACTTTTTGCTTTTCTTTTTCAGACATTATTAACATTCTGTCTTTTAAGTTTTTCCATTCTGAAACAAACTTATTAAATGTATCAACCCTATCATTAGAATATTTGTTTTTAATTCTATGATAAAGTCGATTGTAAATTTGATAATACTCTTTGTCATCATTACGAATAAGTCTGTTTTTATTTGTAATTGTATTATGTCTGCAAGTATTACAATACACTTTTAGTTTTCCACCCAAAGTTAAATTACCACACTTAGGACATTGATGAAGATATTTATTAGCTGATGACATTATAAATAATGAAGCTAAACATATATCCATAATGGAATAACAATCAACACTAACATGCAATTGATAATCATAATAGGTTTCATTTATTTTTTTTACAGTGTAAAAAATACTATTATAATCATCATAATTAGTAACTCCATAATCAACATAAATCTTACAGTTTTGAACTAAATTCTTATAATAATCATCTCCTCTTAGTCGAACAATTATCCACTTAATATCGTGTTCACTATTACTACCAATATTTTTAAGAAGAATTAAATCGCTATAAAGTGATTTAAGCTCTTTTATAATTTCCTTATTAATTTGATACCCTAGAAAAATATCTAATAAATTGTTTCTAACAGTTTCTTTAAAGTATTCTTCAAGCACAAATTCATTTCTACATTTTTCATATTCATCAAGAACACCATCTTTAACTGCGTTCATTATTGTTGCAAAGATTTCACCATAAATAAATTTATAAGTTTTGCCTTTATAACAATAATAGTCATTATACTGTGTTCGCTTTCTAAATTTATCACTGGCTCTTGTTAATTTAAGTCCTAGTGATAATTTATTATCTACCATTTGTTTTCACCTTCCAAAAAATTATTGAGTAGCCAAGTAACAAAATAATACAAGTTAAAATATTAAACTTATCAATTTTATTGTAATTGGTTAATGTTTTTTTCTGTTCTTGAGTTGGTATATATCTTTCTCCGGTTACCAATAATCTATGTGTATTAATAGAGTAAGGATAACAAGTTACTAATGTTACAAGGTCCTTATTCTGTATTATTTTTAATTTTGAATTGTCATTTGGATTGACAATATTAATTGATTTAACTTTATAGTAATAAGTATTACTTAACACCCTTAAACTAAATGTATCACCCATTTTTAGATTATCTAAATCATCAAAAAATTTCTGTTGAGGAAAACCTGAGTGAGCAGAAATTACTGTATGGGATGTTTTCTCTCCAAGTGGGAAAGATGAATTCTTTAAGTGTGCTGCACCTTTTGTTAACACATTATCTACAGTTTCATGATATACCGGTAAACTTACATTTATTTTATGAATATCAATATAACAAATTATGCCCTCTCCAAAATTCATTATATTTTCATATTCATTTGATATTTTTTTATATTCTTCAGTTAATGAGAAATTGAAATATTTACTTGCAATAATACGGTTATATTCTTTTGCTTTAGATAAAAGATTATTTATATCATTACTAGTTAAGGTTTTAACTGTATTATCGTAATTTTCAAAATTTGATTTATTAGTTACATCATTAATCAAATTACTGACAGTGGGGTATAGAACAAGTCCTATACCAATTAATATGGAGAATACCAACAGAACAGAAAAAAACTTTTTCAATAATTTTTTCATTTTTACATCACTCTAAAAAAACAAAGGAGGAAGTTTTCACTTCCTCCTGTATCTAATAATTATTTATTATTAACTTTTGCTTTCTTTCTCTTGCTGATGAAAAGAACTGAACCACCTAGAATAATAAGAACAGCACCTGCAAGATAAATATATCCAACATGACCACCGGTTTGTGGCATTGTTACTTTTGAGTCTGTAACTGTACAAGTTGCGTAGCCATCTTTAGGACAATTTGCTACATATGTATCATTAGCAAATGTATCTTGATATTCAACTTTGATTTCAATAGGGATTACTTTACCATATACATTGTAATCTTGTGGAGCTTTAGTTTCCTTAACAAAATAGTTACCTGACTGTAATGCGATTTCTTCCTTATTTGAATTAGAGAAAACAACCTTACCGTTGTCATCAGATACGCCACTTGCAATTACATTCTTATTATTGTTAGCGTCTTCTTCTGTACTATAAAGAGCAAATTCAGCACCTGCAAGGTTATTTCCTTCTTCGTCTAGCTTCTGTACATTAAGGCTATAGGTATATACATATACCTTATTGCCTGGAACAGAATCTATAGTACTCTTGTTACCGTATTCAAGCTTTACATCTTCATTAGGATTACCTGCAATACCCTTAACTGAATACTTATTAAGTTTAGCAGAATATTCAACAACAACTTGTGCTACACCATCGTTATAGAAATTGTCATTTTTTAAATATGCTGATGTAAGAGCAACTGAGAAACTTGTATCTTTGCCTTCTTCGGCGTTAACATTTACTTTATAATCATTACTACTAATATCTTCAATCTTAGTGCCATTAGCATCAGCTAAATAAACGCTAAATGATTTACCATCAAGAGTTAAACCTTTAGTCATTAAATCATGTACAGTATATGTTGTAAGTCTGATTTGCTTAGAACCGGTAGTTGTATTTGTGATTTTGAAATTTACTGTATCACCTAAAGATACATCAGTATAATTTTCATTATTCTTTGTACTATTAGTAATAATCTTATGGGTAGTTGGTGGTGATTGTACTACCTTTTCTGCTAGGTCAACTTTTTTATAGTCGTAAGTCCAACCACTTTCGCCGTAGTAAGGAAGTGCTAGAATTGAGTTCTGTACGGCTGTTACATCGGCAGGGTACTTAGTAGCCTTGATGTAATAAATACCTTGTGGAAGCTCACTAAAGGTATATTCTGTAGCCTTAGATGTTTCAAACTTACCACCATAAGCCTTAACTGTATCCGGTAGAGTGTCAAGTTCATCAAGTTTAGCTAAAGCTGACTTTGTGTCACCTTTCTTGATTGCATTCTTAATCTCCGGTACAAGGCTAGTATAACTTGTTTCATAAGATGGGGAAGAAGTGCTATCAAGAGTAGCAACTAGGAAAGCTTCATAAGTATATCCCTTTTTACCACACTCAACATTAATGTTTACCTTCTTGGTGTCATCAAGAAGTGAACTAGCACTTGCACTAGTTACTGTAAATGATAAGGTAGCTACGATTAGTACCATTAATAATGCGAATAATCTTTTAACTTTCATTGTTTTTTCCTCCTATAATAAATGAAAATAATTGAAGATGAAAATAATAGTAAAACTATGCCAATAGTAAGTGGTATTGAATAACCTTTACCACCGGTATCAAGCATTACTACATTATCATCTTTAACTGTGAATGATTGATTTAGTGATACTTCACTATCACTTGAAATTGTAAATTCAATTTTACCTGTGTATGGTAATTTACCATTAGGTGCTTTACTTTCAGTTAGATAATAGTCACCTAACTCAAGAGTATCAATTAATAGTTTACCATTATCATCAGTAGGCATTGAAGTTACTGTGCCATTAGAACTAACACTATATTTACCATCATCGTTCTTGGTTGTGCTTAACTTAGTACCATCAGATTTATACAGTTCAAATTCTGCACCACCTAAGTTATTGCCCTCATCATCTTGCTTCTGAATTGTAACAGAGCCGTAGTAGATTTCATCAGTCATTGTGATTGTTTGTATTTCTGAAGTGTCTTTAACAGTAAATGTTATATCATCAGCTAACTTATATCGTGGTGATGGAGCAGATAATTCCTTTAATCGGTATGTTTTACCCACAGTTAATTTAGATACTGTATAAGGTGTTTCTGATGTAGTCCACTCAGCTATTACATCTTTAGTATCATCATCAGATAACTGCAGTTTAGCACCACTTAGAATATTACCTTTATTATCTTTCTTAACGAATTGATACTTTGTAATATCATCTTTCATTTGGACAATTTGTCCATCTTCTGAATAGGTGAAGGTAATGCTTTCTGTTGTAGCATATCCATCCGGAGAAATTGTTTCTGATAAGGTATATTCAGTACCAAAAACTAAACCATATATCTTATGTGGTTCTGTAGATGAAGTCCATTCATCAATAACCGTATTACCTTGCTTTAATATCAACTTAGCTCCTTCTACTTCATTCTTACCAGTGATATCAGTCTTTGTAATATAAACGGATGTAGGAGTTTCTTCAGTACCAATAGTCTTATGATTAAAACTATAAGAAGGTCCTGTACCCGTATATCTATCCAATGTATCAGCATTAAGAGTAAATTCATACTTAGTAGTATCTAATAAATAACCTGGAGGTGCTTCAATTTCTTGAATATAGTAATCACCGAAAGGATAAGTATCTACAGATTCAGCAAAACCATCATATGTTATACTACCTTTCTTAACTGTAGAAGTTACAAGTTCTTCAAGAAGTTTACCTTTATCGTTGTAAATACCGTACTTAGCACCATTTATATATTTATCAGGGTTATTTTCATCAGCTTTGTGTACACGGATGTGAACATCAGCTTTATTGTGCATAGACACTTCATAATATCCTGCGTCATCATATTCTTCTGCCATTTCAGGGGTAACAGTAAATTCAACTGGATTAGGTAAAGTTACATAAGATGGCAAAGCTCCTTCGGGTCCGTATCCTAGTTCTTCAATACGATAAGTACCTGCGTTAATCCATTCTTCGATGTAACCGTTCTTGTTGGTTGAACCCCAAGTGGATGTTGAAATGACTGTACCACTAGAGTTTAATTTTGATACTTTGAAAAATACATTTTCAATTTTTCCATCGTCAGCAGTTTTTGATACTCTGACTTTGATTTGAGTGTAGTTTTTAACTGTAGATGAACCTTCTGTTGCTGAGTAACTACACAAGTATCGTTTTAAACGCTTATAGTATTCAATTTTTCCTTCTTCAGTTGAAGTATCAATACCATTTCTAATAGCTAAATATGATTTATTATCTTTGGCTTTTAAATGTTCTTGATAAGTAAAGTTGTAGCAAGTAACACCTTCAGGCATTGAATAATGAGATGGGTCAAGGTCAATATAACTATCATCACCATTAACAGTAGATGATACTTTAAAATTAGTACCTTTCTTACCTAATTCATAAATATAATAGTTACCATAAGGTACTTGTTTACCGGTACTAGTAGTTGTTATTGTAGAATCTATATATCTTCTCATATAAGTTCTTATTGTGCCGGTAACTCCCTCAGAGTTTGTAGGTCCGACAATCATGTAATACTCTTTAAGTTCCTTGTTGTATAATCGGCTTGATGTATTTAAGCCTAATTCTTTAGCAGAGTTTTGTGACCATGTCTTTCCGGTAACAATACTGTCACTATCCCTATCATAATATTTATATGTTGATTGTTGACTACCTCCATATTCCTTATTATCACTTGGAAGTGCTACATAGTAATAATAGCCTTGTTCCAGGGACTCAACTTCAGTTTCAGAACCTTGAATTTTCATAGACTTATTAATTCTAAAGTTGCGTTGTGATAATTCAGAATCAACAACTTCTACTCCAACTTGATAATAAGCATTTACTGGGTCAACATGTGATGAAGCACCAACTAAGTCTTGAATATCAGTCTTACCGGCTACTTCACCATATGTTGTTAACTGTGGTGAAGAACTACTGCTAGGAATATTTTTCTCTTTAGCTGATACAGATTTAGTTGTACTATATACAGGTTTTGATGATAGTGAATTAGGATGCAAAGTAAGTTTATTACCACTAATACTTGTTTTAACATTTAGATACCTTGTTTGATTTTTGTAAGTAACTTTAATCGACCTATTACTAGCAAGGCTAGAATAGTTCTTCAAAACATTGTTCTTGTCTGTTAATACTTTATCTCCACTAGCAATACTAAAACCACTTGTAGTGTGTCTAACTTTAAAGTTGTATTTAGGAATATGGTTTTCATTACCGGTAAAAGTTGGTCTTTGATTTAATATAAGTAATCTATCAACAATACCGTTATAAATACCTCTAATATTACTATTATATGCAAGAGATAAATTATATTTAGACCTAAATTTAGCATTTCTGCTTGTAGAACGGTAGCCCTCAGTCACTTCCCATATCAGTAGTTGAGTCGCTAAATAGATTTCATGCACAGTTACAGTTTTACCGTACATATTATAGAAATCAATCTTATGACCATTTACAGTTTTTGTTGTGGCAGAACCCTTATTATTGCCTTCAAGACCCAGACACATAATCATTCTAATTAGGTCTCGCTTTGCTTTACCTAATTTTATCCACGCAGAACTGGCTGAACTAGTATTAGCAACATATGTATCTGTAGCTTTACTTGGTGTATCTAACTCAATACAATAAGCTCTATTACCATTAATTCTGAACATATCTTCAGCTAAATTACTGTGTAGTTTGCCTATTTGTTTTGATGCACGAATTGGATTTCCGTTTGTATCATAAGTTGTATAGTAACTAACATGATATGTAGTTGCTGCACTTGAAGTCACAGGCATTATTGATATAGCAATAAGTAATACTAAAAAAACTGATACAAATTTTTTTATCATATTTTACCTCCTTAAATATTTAAAGATTTTTACATATTAATGGTGGTTCACGAGCCATGTTATTCATAGTTACACCTCACATATTTATAATTAATTGTTTGAATACCAACAGAAAGAAAAAACAAACAAAAGAAAAACACCGACTACTTATATTAAAGTAATCGGTGTAAATACACGATTATTATATTTTAATCTCTTGGGTCTTTGTGGTTATTATAATCTTCAATAGATTGCCAGTTGTAATAGAACTTAATTACATACTCTTGATTTCCATCTTTATCCTTATAATCCTTACCTTTGATTTTAAATTTTTCAAAATCAACATAAACTAAAAATTTATTAGTTTTTTTCGTATATGTATTGATTAGCCAATCAAAACCATTGTATTTGCTATCTAAAATTAGATTTTTTCGGTACTGTGGGTAACCGTTTTTATCCCAATATATAAATGAATTTAGAAAATCTGCATATTTATTAGAATCTTTAAGATAACCTTTGTCATTCCAATCATCATTATTGTTAAGAAAATCACCGGACATTTCTTGAATCCAATATGATAGTGTTTCGGTATACCAATAATTAAGGGATACAAAATTATCAACACAATATCCGGATGTATCCTCAACATACCATTGATGTTGACCTTTTAATCGTGGTTCAATTGTTGCACCACAAGACTTAAAGTAGTTATTCAGCATATCACAATGTCTTTTGACAATCGCTTTAGATTTGAGTTGCTTTATTGTTAATTTTGTATTATCACTTATAGGTGGATTTTTAACTTTAACAGTTAGTTTTACTGCTTTTCTACTACCATCTTTTGCTTTTGCAGTAATGGTTACTGTACCTGCCTTAATGCCTTTAATAACGCCTTTTGAATTAACTGTAGCAACTTTTTTATTGCTAGAGGAATAAGTTAAACCTTTATTGTTTGCGTTGCTAGGAGCTACTGTAACGGCAAATTTCATTTTTTTATTCTTATATACTTCTTTAACTTGTTTCTTATTGTTATATGATAACTTTGTAACAAGTTGCTTTACTGTAAATTTACACTTTGCTGACTTATTACTACCGTCCTTAGCTTTTGCAGTAATTGTAACTGTACCTTTCTTTAATACTGTTACTTTACCATTATTATCAACAGTAGCAACATTCTTATTTGATGTTTTCCATGCAACGGCTTTATAAGTGGCATTCTTGTTCTTTATTGATTTCTTAAGCTGATATGTTCTATTCTTTGCACCTCTGTTAAGTGTAACAGAAGTTTTATTCAAAGTAATTTTCTTTACCTTAGGACCAACAACTACAAGTAATTTTGCCTTTTTCTTACTACCATCTTTTGCAATGGCATTTACATAAGTTGCACCTTTGTTTGTAGTTGCCTTGATTTTACCTTTCTTATCTACAGTAACAACTTTTGTGTTGTTTGCTTTCCAAGTTACTGACTTGTTATAAGCGTTATTAGGTAATACTGTAGCTTTTAGTTTTGCAGTTTTGCCTTTTTTAGACAAGTTAATAATACTCTTATTTAGTTTAATTTTAGTAACTCTTTGTACAACCTTGATTTTACATTGAGCTGATACATTACTACCATCAGTAGATGTTGCAGTAATTATAGCATTACCTACTTTAAGAGCCTTGACTTTACCATTCTTATCTACGGTAGCAATCTTACTATTACTAGATTTCCAAGTAACTGACTTGTTATAAGCGTTATTAGGTAATACTGTAGCTTTTAATTGTACATACTGATTGCTATACATCGTATGATTTTTTGTATTTAACTTAACTGAACTAACTTTAATATCAGTTGGCTTTGTTGTAGTAGGTTCTGTAGAACTTTCTATTGTACTACTTTCTGTAGTTGATGAAGAAGGTTCTGTAGAACTTTCTATTGTACTACTTTCTGTAGTTGATGAAGAAGGCTCTGTAGAACTTTCTATTGTACTACTTCCTGTAGTTGATGAAGAAGGCTCTGTAGAACTTTCTATTGTACTACTTCCTGTAGTTGATGAAGAAGGCTCTGTAGAACTTTCTATTGTACTACTTTCTGTAGTTGGTGAAGAAGGTTCTGTAGTAATTTCATCAGGTGTTGCTTCATCAGGTGTTGCTTCATCAGATGTACTTATAGTAGATGTTTCAATTTCTTTATCTGTTGGTTCAGATGTTGTAATGTTGGACAAATTGTCCACGTTATCAAATGCAAAATAACTTACACATAATGTGCTTGTAATGATTGTTGCAACTAATAATAATGATAATAACTTTTTCATTATAAATACCTTCTTTCAATTCTTAATGCAGTTTTGTTCAATTACTTATCATCAACAATAATTAATTTCTTACCTAAAGGAACTAATAGTTTTAGAATAGTGTCTAACTGTGGATTGGTTTGACCTTTTTCCAATCTTGCAATAACAGGTTGTTTTACGCCACTCATCAATTCAAGTTGTTTTTGGCTAATACCTTTTTCATTTCTTGCATTGATGATTTCACTTATAATAGATACTCTCAAATCACTTTCTGCTATTTCTTCCGGCGTAAATAGTTCCTTACGAACATCGTTCCAATTAGAACCAATAGCACTATTATTTTTTTTCATTGTCAAAACCTCTTTCTAATAAATCAGAATACTCATTTTTAGCTTTTTGAATTTCTCTTAAAGGTGTTTTTTGTGTTTTCTTCATAAACTGATGAAGCAGCACAAAATCACCATTATGCCAAGCCACAAATAAAATTCTATCTCTAAGTGGTCTTAGTTCCCATATTTCTCCATCAATATGTTTAATATATGGTTCTCCTGCTCTTGTTCCAAATCTACCTAAAATTGTAATATAGTCGTTGATTTTATTAAGTTTAATGCGACTATCTTTATTGTTTCTCTTTTTTAAATTTTGTATGTATTCAAGAACTGGTTGATGACCATTCTTGTCTTGATAGAAATATATATTGTACATAATTGCTTCCCTCTTTATAATATATTATAACTCAAAAGTTATTAAATGTCAATAACTTTTGAGTTATTAATTTAAAAATATTTTAAGAATTTTCAAATGCTAATCTCAACTTTAATTGCTCATCTTCATCAGTTAATTGCGACAAGAATAACTTAAAAAATTTTAAATCTTTAGAGTCTGAATACTTATTAGTAATTTCAAGATAATTATTAACATATATCTCAATTAAGTCTTTTCTGTTTTCAGTATCAGCAATAATAATATCTGTAATTAATAAGTGCATATCTTTTGCATATAATTTAGAACTTTCTCTACTGATTCTAAATGCTGTAATATATATGTTTGGAAACATAATTCTTAATTCTTGATTAATATCAGTTAAAGCTAAATTACCTTTTAGCATTTGCTCTTTAATTAGCATTAGCAACATATTATTTGCTTGTTCCAATTCGTATGGATGATAATATTTCATAATATTACCTCCTATTTGAACTTGATAACAATGCCATTAATGTAATTCCGACTAATGCTCCAATGATAACACCAACCACTAAACCTAACCAAAACATAGTTACTTCCTTTCTATACAAAATTATTTGATTTGTTTGTTTGAGTTAATAAAATCAACTGGATAACTTTCTTTACCGATTGTATTAAAGAATTTTTTGTCTGGACAAACAATATATATAGTTATGTTACAATCCTTATTGCTAGAATTTGAATTAAGAATATTATCATAGCTGATTATTTTGTGATACACATACATCTTATCAAGACGTCCAGTACCAGTGCCAAGAAGAGGAATAGCTAATGAATGTATATTCAATTTATTTGCTTCTTCAAAAATTTTGGGTATTAATTTATCGATAGTTTTAGCTTTTGTTTTACAACCTGCGAACCTCATTGTAACAGCATGTAATACATATTTAGCAGACAATCCAGGTGCATTAGTTATAAAAACATTGCCAGGAGCATAGCAGTTAAATCTGTTGTTTGCTTTACAATTAGCCTTTGCCTCTTTTTCAACTTGTCCTTTAGAAATGTATTGAATACTTTCAGCCACACCTGGGTATAGTGCATCAATACATCTTTGTCCACCCATAAAACCCTCACCGTTACTAGCATTTACAATGCAGTCAACATTCATTTTAGCAATATTGCCGTACACAAGTTTAAAATTCATTGTAGTCTCCTTTCAATAAAAAAGCAGGAAGTAAAAAACTTCCTGCTTAAAATTAATGTGATGGCTTAAGAACATATTTGGTTGTGGATGGTTTGATGATATATCCTTGTTTGTCTAATTCATTAATATCAAACTTACTTACTTCTTCATCATCACCAATGAATGAAAAAATGCTATTCGTTACTCTATCATATCTGTCATTATAACTTTTAACTTCATCATAGTTAGACATCATCATAGTAACTCTTTTTGATAAGTCAGATTTAGTTGTCAGTAATCTATCATAGTTATTAGTTGTATATGTATAACAACCAATGAAATAAGCAATACTTACAATACAAATTATAATACCGATAACAATACCACCAACATTACGCTGAACTTTGTTATCAACCACTTTTCCCTTTGCTTTTGAAACTATAAGAATAATTCCTACAATCAAAAGTGCAATAGCAATAATAATACATAAATACTTCATTTTCATTCTCCTTTAATATTCATATTAATTTCAATTTTCTTCTGTAGTTCTTTACCGGTTAGTTCCTCTGATATATCTTTCCTAGATTTTATATTACGCAAATTAGGAAAAACCTTATACTTGCCAATAAGTTCACAAGGATAGACATTAAGTTGTTTATGTGATATTTTGCATAGTCTAATCTTACTATATTTCTTCATCAAAACAATAAGATTCCTATTGTGGATATTCTTAAATAATACAACTTGCTTAGTGTGAGTGGATAAAAAGCCATAAAACCTATATTCGGATAAATTGAGGTTCTTTTCAATTATGTACTCAATCATATCCGATGGAATATCAAATATTTCTGACATTCCGGTATTAGTTGCTAATGAGTTGACAAGTGATATTAACTTGTCTTTGTGGTTGTTGTAATTATTACCTACAATCTTAAAATTCATTTTTACCTCCTAAATCAAATGGAATGTTAAGTCTTTCTTAATTACTAAAAAATGCACAAACCAATCTAAAAACAAAAAACCAAACGAATAACAATAAAAGACTTAGGAATATTTGACCCCACCAAGCCAAATGAGAAAAGAAAAACAAGTATATAATTCCTGCCGGTAAGGAACAAACAGTTGCTATGCAAACTATAGTAGCAGATATTGTTTTAACAATCTTTATAGCTATGCTAGTGTGAATTTCATCTCTATCCCTTGCTATAAAGCAAGAAATACCTAAAAAGGTAATCAAAACAGCTATTATCCCATAGATGATTTCCATAAGATGTTTTGATAAAAAGTTGATTATAAAGTCAATCATAATAAAATCTCCTTATTTCTCTAATTATAGTTTATACATATAACTAAGCTAATAATGCTAATTAAAAGACAAATTATACCTAAATAAATTGAAAATTTATCTATATATACCACATCTTTTATTGCAATAATAATAGTAGTTACAATAATTGTAATTGCTACAATAAAAAATATAATGGATGTAATAAAAAATAAAATTGACATTATAACTTACCTCACTTATTACATTGTAATTGTTGATAGCAGAATAATGTAGCTCGACAGTCAGACAAGCTATTATGTGCTTTATCATTGTTCCAGTCATATCCGTAGTAAAATGCACAAGTAGTTAGATTATGAAATTTGTAACAATTATCATTATCGTTCCATTCACCATACACTTCGGCGAAATCTTGCATAACATCAACTACTTCAGCTTTCTCATTTTCAATCCCAACAGAAGAAAGAAAATCTAAATCAAATTGCGTATTATAACCAACAATTTTATCTGCTGAATTGATAATGTTAATTAACTCCTGCTTAAACTCTAAAATACTCGGCTTATTTGATACCATTTCCGGAGTAATACCATTCACTGCCATTGCTTCATCCCATCGTGTAGTTAATAATGGTTTTACAAATTCGTCGAAAAGTGTATTCCCATTATTGTCTATGATTGATACTTGTAATAATTCATCAACTATTGGGTCAAGACCAGTAGTTTCTGTGTCAATTACAATATATCTGTAATCCATCTTAATTAAACCTCCTTTTTTAACTACTAGTTTTACCTGTTATTTTTCTTCCTTTTTCAATTTAAAAAAAATTGCTTTTTTAATTCTTTTGTACAGTTCAGAGTCTGGCAATATGTTATATTGCCTTCTAGCTAATGCTCGTTGTGAGCAAGGAAAGATAAGCCTTATATCAGACTTACCATTAGCAACAACTCTTATATCATTAATAATAAGTTCGTTATCTAAAGTTACACTAGCAATAGCGATATACTTACTATTATTAATAAATCTTATTCTTGTAGAAGTTATATCCATTATTTTTCTCCTTTATAAAATTTGAAGTGGTGGGTACTCTTGTATCCACCACTTTTAGGGATTAAATAACTTGTGCTTTAGTGCAAGTAATTATAAGCTTCAACAATCTGCGTAATATCATAATTGTTCTTAATATATTCTCTTACTAAATCATAAATATTAACAAGAGAAATGAACTTATTATAATTCTTGCTAGAAAAAGAAATATAAGTGCCATCAGAATTAATATTGATTTCGTTGATTGTTTCATCAAACTTAGAATAACATAATAATTTAGTTACTTCTTTTTTGGAGTAAAAGTTACAAATATAACTATCAACATGAGTTACACTAATAACTAATTCAATTAAGTTATCTTCAAGTGTATTTACTCTAGTTCTACCTGTATTTTCAACTTGTAACGTGGACAAATTGTCCACATCGTCCTCGTCTTCAACGCTATCAATATCTGAAATATTTGTTTCTGAGTTCTGTGTTTTTTCCTTTTCGGAAAAAATTTCCTCATTTTTAATGGTAGTATCACTTGATTTTGTAGAGGAATGTTCAACTTGTTCAGTAGATAAGTTGTCCTCGTTTTCAATAGGGTTAGTATCAAAATTCTTTTCTACTTTGTCTATAACTTTTTTACTACTAATAGAAGTATTACTTGACTTCTCTGAAGCTTGTTTAACTTGTTCTGTGGACAAATTGTCCACATCTTCCAAAAGTTGAGGAGTACCAACAGAAGAAAAAACACCTTTTAAGATAGCTTCATAATCAGCAGGATTATCTTTGATTAACCTTGCTTTTTCCGTTGTAATTTTACAATCACTTGCGTGATTAATTAGATATGTAAATACATCACCTTGTTCCTTATCAGTGAGGTAGGAAAGTTCAACACCTGCAATTAACGGAATACTACCACCATCAACTCTACTTAGTAGTGGTTTAATAAGGTATGTTAATCGTATGTAACGATAAACTTTCTTTCTGCTCAAATTACTTTCGTTTGCAATTACTTTAATAGCACTATTAGTTGTTTTACTTAATAGTTCTTCTTTCCTTTTAAATGCAAAGGCAAGTTCTGACGGTAAGTAATCATTATTTCTTTCTGTGTTAGTATCAATAATAATCAATTCTTTTTCGTCATCAGACAGATTATTTCTAATGATACATTTACAGGTTTTAAGTCCTGCTAATTCACAAGCTCTCTTTCTGTGCCGACCTGCTAGCAAGTCATACATATCTGAGTTATCTTTTGATTGTGTAACAACACAAGGGTCAAGCTGACCGTTGCGTTTGATACTGTCAACCAATGTATTGATAGTATCCTCGTGGATAATAAACGGTTGCTCAGATATTTCTCTAATCTTATCTATCGGAATATCAACAATAGTATTTTCACTCATACTATTGTTTGCAACATCTTGTTCCGTTATTGCAAAGCTAAGTGATTGCTTTTTAATATTCATTATTCATCACCAACTTTCTTGAGAATATAACCGATAACAGTCATATATTCAAGACCAACGATAGAACGAGGAGAACTAACACAAGTACGGTTCATTCCGACAGCATTCTTAACTTCTGTACGATATGATATAGTTTGAGGAATAACTAAGTCACCGTAGCTTTCCTCTAAAGCTGATAAAACTTCTTTGCTATGTTTGGTTGCTTTTTGATACATTGTTGGTAAGAAACCTAAAAGATATTTCGATACATCTGTATCTTTCTTAATGTTAACCAATGTTTGCAAAGTCTTTTCTACTTGAGAATAAGAAAGAATATCTGTTTGGACCGGTATTAGTAGTTTGTCACAAGAAGCTAATGCGTTAGTTACAAGCAAATCACTGGCAGGGGAACAGTCAAGAATGATAAAGTCATACTGGTTGAAGTATTCATCACTTAATGCTTCTTTGAGAATATTAGTACAATCGTTCTTACTAGCTAAATAAGAAGGAATACCCTTAAGTGTTTCTTCTTGTGCAGGAATGAAATCAAAGTTTTCAGAAGTGAAATGACGAACAAAATCATCGTGATTAATAATCATACCACCAATAGAATTAACAAGTAATTCTGCGATTGTAGGTTTTCTATCCGGCTCAAAGCCAAGCCATAGGCTACAATTAGCTTGATAGTCAAGGTCAATAACAAGCACTTTCTTGTTACACTTAGCAAGTCCACTTGCAATGTTAACGACTGTAGTTGTTTTACCTACGCCACCTTTTTGGTTCGCTACTGCGATAATTGTTGTTTTTGTGTTCTGTTTCATTTTTAATCTAATCCTTTCATCGTGGACAATTTGTCCAAGTTTATATATAAAAAACCGATTACTTAAATAAGTAATCGGTTCTAAATATCGTATTTAATTTTGTCTATATCGTATTTCAAAAACTTATCTAATTTACTAACATCAATATTTCTGTACTGTTCTTCAAGGTGAGTGTATATGTCTAAAGTGAGTTGAACACTCGAATGACCCATAAGTTTTGAAGCAGTTAGTGGGTCAATACCACTTAAAAATAGCAATGTACAATACATATGTCGAAGTTGATGTGCATTAAATTTATCAATTACTTTGGGTATGCCTTTAGGGTCAAACTTTGATGGTATGTCATTATTATGTAGTTCTTTATATTTTTCGCAATATGAAAAATAATTAATATCATTTTGATATGTATTCCAATATCTACTCCATGTAGATGGAGATTGTAGCCCTCCATTTTGTTGAGGGCAAACTAAATAGGATTTAGCATTTAATTTTGCTTTTTGAAGATAATCTATAATAACACTAGGTAATGGAACAAATCTTGTTTTACCGTTTTTAGTTCCTTCAGTAATATCAAATTTGTTGGTGTCAATTTGTTGAACACTTTTATTAACATAAATGCCCTTACGCTGATAAATATCTTCAATATGAATATCGTCCCAATTTAAAGCTAACAATTCACCTTTGCGAAGTCCTGCAAATAACATAATCATAGCACCAGTTTGCATTCTGTTTTCAACCTTAAGTACTAATTCATACTGTTCCATAGAAATGGCTTTAACATTTTTCTTAGGTGCGTTTTTGGGTATTCGCTTTTTTGCATTTCGTGCTGGATTTAGCATTATTAATTCTCTATCAATAGCTGACTCGAAAATGTTATAAGAAATATTTGCAGTTTGAGAAAGAGTCTTCTTGCTTGATGGTTTATGTGTGTGTGGATTTTCATAAGCTAGTGAATACATCATATCATCAACCATTGGAGGTTTAATATCTACTAATTTTATTAATCCTATATAATGATTGATTCTGTTGATACAATACTCAAGAGATTTTCCATATTTATAAGTAACACCAATTCTTGCTCTTTGTAACCACTCGTTTGCGAATTCTGAAAACAACATATCTTTATTCATAAATAATCACCAAATGGAGATTATATCATAAAATACTAATTATTACAATCTAAGACCCTACGAACCAGTAGGTCGGGGGTTCGAGTCCCTTTCAGCGCGCCATGCCTTGGAAACTTAGTTTCCAAGGCTTTTTTCTTTTGTTTTTTATTTTTTTAATTTTGAATGTAGAAAAAAGGATTGCCTGTTTCACAAATTTGGGCTTTTCAATTTTGTCTGTGGGTAAAGGTAAGTTTGTTTTAAATTTAATTGTCTATAAAGAAAAATTTATAGTGAGATTATGCATTTTAAATCATATATAACTATGACTCACAGGTGTAGGGGACATCATTGATGTCCCGTTACAAACTAACCTTTATATAGG